CAACAGTTTCAATTTGTTTGGCGTAATAGGTTGTTGTGGTAACGTTACCGCTGTCTACAGGATGTTCTCCTATTGAATACGGGCGAGTGGTGTCTACAAAGGTACCAATTGAAGTACCAGTTAAAGAAATAGTACTAACTTCTCCTTTAGAGTAGTCAAACAATCCTTGATCTGCGTCATCTCCACCTTCGTAGAATCTGTCGTATAAGTTATTTCCTGTGTAACCAGTAGAAGCACTTGCTCCACCAGCACCACCAGGGATACCGTATGGAGAATAATGAGCTCCTGAATTTCTTTCCTGAATTTTAGGAACGAAGAAGAATAATTTACCAATTGGTAAGTTCATAGCTTGTACAGACACGATGTCGTTAGCTAATAATTTAGAGAATACACGACGGATAATTGGGAAAACTACAGTCTCGAAAGAACCAGACGCATCAGCTACTGCTGCTTCGTTGATTAAGTGTGACGCTTGGTTTTCATACAATTGCGCGATGTTATCTTTTTGGTGACCTTCTAGACCTTCTAAGAATCCTAGTTCGTCCCATTTTTTGATGGTATCTTCTTTGATAACTCTAAGGTGTTTTAACCCGATGTTACCAACCATACCGCTTTCTAATAATGCTCCCATTTTAATATTGGTTTTAATTTTTTATTTATTATTTTATTTTACTCATTAAATCTTTCATTCTTCTAAATTGTGGATTCTCATAAGCTTTCGCCTCAGATAATACCTCTTGAGAAGATGAAGATGATGGAGTGTTAGAGATTTTCTCAACTACTGATTCAGTTACTGTCATTTTAGTACCTAATTCAGATTTTATTGTACTGAACAAGTTTTTAGCTTCGTTCATAGTTGAAATTGAATCAAATCTCTTTAATATGTTCAATTTCTCTTGTTTTGTGGTAGAATGTTCTGTGAACAAACGAGTAGCGTAAGCTAAGTTTGCGTTAAACACTGCAACTTCGTTAAGTTTTTCTTTGAAAAGAATTAAAGCCTTTTTGTACTCAGAATTTTGTTTCTTAAGTGTTTCAACTTCTTCGTTCATTTCTTTACGACCTGCTTGGTATTTTGTTTTTTGAGCTGGTCCTCTAACTCCTGTTCCAAATGTTCTTGCAGCTTCTGTAGCTTCAACTTCTTTACCATCTCCCTCAGATTCTTCTTCAGAAACCTCAGTCTCTTCTTCTTCATCTTCGTCTAACTCAATTTCGTAGATAGTTTCTTCACCTAATTCTGGCGTTTCTTCAGAGTCATCTCCGAATTCGTCAGCAACAGGTGATTCACTTTCTCCACCATCAAGTTTGATGATATACTCGTCATCACCCAAGTCAAGATTAAGGTCATTACCGTCTTTCTTAACAACAATACCATCTTCTGGTTTCATTGCTTTGAAAACTTTTAAAACTTCATCATCTGAAGCTCCGGTCATATCCATTACATCTTCATCATCTGTGTCTACGTCATCAAAAGATGGCATTTCAACTTCTTCTTCATCATCAGACATTTCGTCTTCAGAATCCATAGATTCAATGTCCTTACTTGGATCATCATTATCAAGGTCATCAACATTTTCAGAATCGTCTTCACCTTCTTCATCGTCGGCTACTGGTTGTTCTGACATATCATTTGTTTCCTTTTCAATAGGTTCAGTAGAATCATCTCCAAATTCAGGAGTTTTTTCTTCTTTATCCTCTTCTTCCGATTCTTTAAGCAAATCATTTAGTTCTTGTTTCATTGTTGAAGCAAGTATACCCTTTGCATTTTGCTTTACTGCTTCTTCAAGTGTTTGAACTTGAAGTAACGCTTGTTCTAAAATGGATTTCTCGGTCATTTTTTTTGTTTTATTACTTTATAAATATTACGGTTTTATGGAAAATTCTCTTTTCTAGTATTAGAAACCTTAAAAAATTGATTATTTAGATAAAAATTTATCTAAACCCCCCATTAATTTTTTCATTCGGTCATCAAGTATCGGATTTTCCTGTACCGATTCTTGATAGTGTTCTCTGTCTGATAAGTCTGCAAATACATAAGCCCCTGGAGTAGATGGTGACGATACTAAATCAAAACAAACTAATTCAAAATCTTCCTGAACTACATTTTGACCTTTTACGTTCTTTAATGACCCCACTCCACGAGAAGATATACCAAGAGTTGCTCCGTTCATAATTAACATTGCAGCTTGATCTCCTTTAGTAGATACAATACCCATCTTTCTCCAACCTGGAGAAGTGAATAATTTTATTTTACCCATTAACATTTTTCCTTCCCACCAAGTCTCAAGAATAGAGTGTGAAACTCTATCTAAATCAATAAGTGATGAGGATGGGTGGTTTAATTCGTTAAGGGCACCACCTTTTTTAATAAGTTGTTGATATTTTTGTTCTTCTCTCTTAAGAATGACTTCGGGATAGATTCTCCCGTTTTTGTTTGGGGTATCGTATTTTTGTAAAACGGCATAAAGGATAAGGTCTTGTGAAAAGTCCATATCCTTCATCTCCGATATAATTTTTTTGTTGTCTTCGGGGGAAACGTGTCCAGCATCGTATTCGATTAATATTCCTCTCCCCGTTTCATTCGGACCTAATATCTTCATTTATAGTTTCTATTAATACTATAAATACAACGATATATAAGTTATTTCTTGTTTTTGTAGAAGTTAAAGAGATTTTTATTGTATAACCTATCGTCAATGATAGATTTTATAATCTCTTTAATGGATAATTTAACGTGTTTAGACTTAACATCAAAGAAATTATCAACATATAATGTAACCTCAAGGTTCATAAATGACCTTTTATTTAATTTTATACCCTTTGTTCTAATATCTAAATCTACAATAGATTGAGGTTTGAAATTTTCATTTTTTAAATTATAAATTATTTCTTTAATTCCCCTTCTAGTTTTATTAATCAGATAATCAAAATCATCGGTATCGTTATTTGGTTCTACCCAAGCATTTAGTTTTAAGTAAATTGTTTTTAAGTTTTTAAAGTCTACGGTTCCGTACCCTATTTTTACTTCATTGTATTCTCCAAGGGAGATATACTTTCCTGTTTTCATTTATATTTTCATATTATTTTTATTTATGGTGTTAAAAAAATATAAACTAAAATATTTGAAATACCAAAAAACATTTAGTATATTTGGGATATAATTATAGATATGTTATATATTAAAGTAGACAGTAATAGGGGAATTGAGGGAGCTCTAAAGCTGTATAAAAATAAGGTTCGTAATACCAAACAAATTCAAGAGTTAAGAGAAAGACAAGAATTTGTTAAACCCTCCGTTGTGAAAAGAACTCAACGTCTAAAGGCAACGTACATACAACAAATTAAAAATGGTCTTGATTAAACAAGACCATTTTTTAACTGTGTAAGTCGATAATAATTGTATTTGGATAAATCCATATCTTGAACCTCATCCTTTACTTTACTTAATTTAGTAGTTAAGTCATTGTCGTTAGATTCACTCAAAAGTGAACTAACTTTATTAAGAATAGATTCTTTTAGTTCTGTAGTTTTAGAAACTAAATCTTCATTTGAAATTGAAAGAATAGTTTTTAATTCTGTTTGTTGATTTTGGTCTAGATTATTAGTGTATAATACGTTAAAGTTATTTGCTAAAACAGCGTTTAATAGATTCTCATTTGAGGTATACGTATCTAATCCTGATTCTTTAATTTCTTTCTTTTTAGTTAAATGTTCTACTAATTTTTTCTTTGCCACTACCTTCTTGTCGATATTTTTTAAACTATCTTCTTCCAATAGTTCATCAATTGAGTCATATAATTCATTCTCATCAATCTGAGTACTGTAAACAGACATATTAATCACTTCACAGAAATCCTTAACTTTGGTTGCCTTTTGTTTTAATATGTTTCCAACTTCCTCAACATATAACCTTGCAGTTTCTTTATCATCAAAGTATTTGTTTTCGATTTCTTCGTAAAACATATACATTTCTTTAAAGTCTTTATTTTTCTTAACTACTTTAATTAAGTTCTTGGTGTTATTTTTAAGTTCTCCTTGCTCGTAAGCCTCGGTTATCTTTTTCAATAACTTGGATTTAATCTTCCCGAAATTGTTCATTTTTAATCGTTTAAAATGTCTTTTATTTTTGTCTCTATCTCATAAATATTACGTTTCGCCTTATCCATATCAAATAAGTCATTAATTGATAATTTTTCGTCACCTAACATCCCTAATATTTTTGATTTCTTAGATTTAGATTCACTAAGTGGAGCTTCTCCTCCCGTATCAGCCGGTGGTGGAGCACCTCCACCCATATCCATTCCACCTCCCGCAGGAGCTTCTCCAGCTGCCCCCGCAGCTTCAGCTGCTTTTCTTTCCTCTTCTGGAATACCGTATTTAGCATCAACCTCATCAAATACACCCGAACGTTTAATAACGTTTTGTGTGTTTGTTAATTCAAATCCCATTGCACGTTCAAGACGTTGTTGTTGTAAATCTAAAATAACTTCAGAATCACTGAACCCAAGAATATTCTTTTTAGCCCAAGTATGTGAAACAGGTAGAATACCAACTTGTGATTGGTCTGAAGTTGCGTCTTTATAAAGAGTAACTTTTTCTTTCCATTGTTCTATGCGTAATAAATCAGATTGTGCCGATGGGTTCGTTAGGGATAATGTAAAATTATTTAATTCATCTTCTAAACCCATAAGGTATAAATGAACTAAAGCAATTTTATTTAATTCCTGAATTAATGATTTTTGAATTCTATTAATCGTTCTAGCAAAACGAATATCCATTAATGCTAAAGTTTTACCCTCACCAACAACTTCCTCAAATCCTAAGAACGCTTTTGGAATACGTAATGCTGCCAATAATTTCTTTTGAATATATTCAATATCTGCAATTTCACCTAAATTTTGAGCTCCAGGTAACGTTTCAATTGGACTTGTTTGTCCTGGGTCACGTACAGGGATGAAATAATCTTGGTCTACCGCCATTTGATTATATCTCATATCAACATTACCATTACGTGGATCAGCAATTGCGTCTCTTTTAAACTTACTTGCCACACGTTGTACATATGCTTCAATATCTTTATCGTCCATATTACCAACGAATACTTTGAATACACGTCTTTCAGGTGCTCTTGATGTTCTATAAATTAACATCGCATCTTCAGCAAGTAAAAGTTGTTTCCAAATTCTTCTGATTTTATCTAACATAGATGTACCGTATGGTAATTTTCTATCGTCACCTAATAATCTAAAGTGTGCAACCTCCCAAGCTTGAAATTCCATCTCCTTGTTTTTCCAAGTAAAACGTAATTCTCTAGTTGGTGATTTAGCGTCTGACATTTGTCCAGGATTCTTAGAAGATGAACCTTCTATTCTTTCTATTTCAATGTTTGGTAATTGTTGTACTCCAATAATACCCTTTTCTGGATCAATTTTTAAGTATACAAAATCATCACCGTACTTACATAAACCTCTAGTCCACATTTGTAAGTTGGTGTTTATGTCTAATTTGTTAACGAACAAATCGTGTAATATTGTTTTAACTCTATCTGATTCTGAAAATATTGTTAATATTTCACCCTTTTCGGATAGTGTTGTGGATTCTTCCGCGTAGATATCTAATGCTGCTGAAATTTCTGGAGTAAACTCCATAGATTCGTAATCGTAATATGCTGCTAATCTATTTGGTTCATAATAAACCGATTGGTTATATAGAGATTGGTCTAATTTAGCCCACTTATCGGCAACGTATTGACTTTGTTGAGCTTGCAACATAGCTTTTTCGTACTCTTCTCTATTATCCGTCTTTAGTATTTGGTCTTTAGAGAAATTAAATGAAGGTGTTTGATTTTTCT